CTTCATGACCTACATCGAACTCGACCGCAAGCCGGAAAAGCGGTTTTATGCCCCTCGCAAGCACTATCTCAGACCGATGGTGCAGGGGTTTCAAGATGTTTTGGACGGGAAGCTGCGTCTTTTGACGATCTCCATGCCGAAACGAGCGGGAAAGTCGCAAACGGGTATCAATTTTGTGAATATGCTCTCCGGCAAGTTCCCTGACTGCTCGACCCTGATGGAAGGGACAGGCGATGACCTTGTAAAGAGCTTCTACAACGGCTGTCTGGAATACCTGACCGTTCCCAACGAGTACCTGTTCTACGATGTATTCCCAGACGCACGGCTGGTGCAGACCAACGCCGACACAAAGACGGTGAACCTGAAAAGCAAGTCCCGTTTCCCCACTATCATGTGTCGTTCCATTGACGCTCGACAGGTGGGTTTGTCCGAGGCCACCAATGTCCTCTACCTTGATGACTGCGTGGAGGGTCGTGAGGAAGCGAAGAACCGCCAGCGGCTTGATGACAAGTGGGAAGTGATCTCAGGCGATATTATGGGTCGTGCCATTGAAGGTACGCCGATGGTCTTTACCGGCACTCGTTATTCCCTGTATGACCCTATCGGTCGTGTGCAGGAACACGCACAGCGGGAGGGCTGGGCTTGGAGAGCGATTGAGATACCCGCCCTCGATCTCGTGACGGACGAGAGCAATTATGAATACGAGCGGGAGGGCAAGAAGGTCTTTACCACCGCCTACTTCCGGGAGCAGCGGGAGCTTCTGAGTGCAGAGCAGTTTGAAAGCGAGTTCCAGCAACAGCCCTTTGAAGCAAAGGGGCTGCTGTTCAACAAGGAAGAGTTGAACTACTTCTTTGAGCTACCAAAAGACCGTGACCCGGATACCATCATCGCCGTTGGCGATACGGCGGAAAGCGGCTCAGACTCGACCTCCATGCCGGTGGCGAAGATTTACGGCAGCGATGTGTATATCGTCGATGTTGTCTTTGATGACTCCCCCGCTGAGGTGACAAAGCCGGAATGCGCCAAGTGCCTGATTGAAAATAAAGTTGCTTCTGCTGTTTTTGAGTCCAACAACGCCGGTCAGTATTATGCCAGAGATGTTGACCAGATCATTCGTGAGCGTGGGTACTCCGTGGGTATTCGCACGAAGCGCACAATCTCCAACAAGCAGACCCGTATCGAGTTCGCTTCTGACAACATCAAGAAGAATTTCTACTTCAAGCACCCTTCTACCTACAAGCGGGGCAGTCAGTATTGGAACTTCATGAAGGAAGTGACCACATACACCCGCTCCGGTAAGGTTCCGCACGATGACGCTCCCGATTCCCTCTCCCTGCTGGAGAACGAAATCCGTATGCTGTCCGGAGGCAAGGTGGAGGTTTTCAAACGGCCTATTTGAGTCCTTTACTTTCGGTGTGGCGAATGGTATAATTAACAATTTACTATTGACAAGCATTGGAGAATTTGATACAATGATAAGAGAGAAAATGGGTAGAGGGGAGGTATTCTGCCTTGGGTCATTTCGGTCGTAAGAAAATCTTTACTGATGTGACAGAGATCACACGGGACAATGTTCTGGAAGTGTTGAGAAAGGCGCTTATCACGCATTGGTCGAACAAGGCGGATATGGAGTACCTCTACGCTTACTACAAGGGTAGACAGCCGGTGCTGAACCGCAAGAAGGAAGTTCGCCCGGAAATTAAAAATACAGTGGTCGAGAACCGTGCCAATGAGATCGTGTCTTTCAAAGTTGGCTACCTGATGGGTGAACCCATTCAGTACGTCAGCCGAAGTGACAACAAGTCAGTTGCCGATAAAATCACTACTTTGAACGGCTACTGCCTTTCCGAGGATAAGGCCGCAAAGGATAAGGAACTGGCAGATTGGTTTCACATTTGTGGCACGGCATACCGCATGGTGCTTCCGGACAGCGTGTTTGAGAAGGAAAGCGATGAAGCTCCCTTCGAGATTTACACTCTCGACCCTCGGTTTGCTTTCGTAGTGTATGCTAATTCCATCGGTGAACCGCCCGTAATGGGTGTGAAGTACATTCAGCGGTCGGACGGTGCGGTGATTTACAGCATTTATACGAAAGACCGCTATTTCGAGGTTGAAAACCAGAGCATGATCGTCCGGGAAGAAGCTCAGTCGCTGGGTATTCCCATTATCGAATACCCAGCGAACAACGCCCGGTTGGGTGCTTTCGAGATCGTCCTTCCCTTGCTGGACGCTATCAATACGGTGGACAGCAACCGTCTTGACGGTGTAGAACAGTTCGTTCAGGCGCTTATGCTGTTTCACAATGTTGATATTTCCGGCGATGATTTCTCCAAGCTGCGGGACGAGGGTGCGATTAAGTTCAAGGACATTGACCCGCAGTATAAAGCGGAGATCAAGTATCTGACCTCCGAGCTGAACCAGAGTCAGACACAAACGCTGGTCGATCACCTCTATAACACGGTGTTGACGATCTGTGGTATGCCGAACCGCAATGGTGGTACTTCCACCAGCGACACGGGTTCTGCGGTTATCATGCGTGATGGTTGGTCGGCGGCGGAAGCCAGAGCAAAAGACTCCGAGTTGATGTTCAAGCTCTCCGAAAAAGAGTTCTTGAAGCTGGTTCTGCACATCTGTTCTGATCTGAGTGATCTGGAATTGAAGCTGTCGAACGTAGAGGTTCGCTTTACTCGCCGCAATTATGAGAATATCGCTCAGAAAGCAACAGTATTGACTACTATGCTTGCCAATCCGAAGATTGCCCCTGTTCTGGCCTTTACACATTCGGGTATGTTCAGCGACCCGCAGCTCGCGTACCGTATGAGTATGGATTACGCTGAGGAACAGGAG